AAGTTTCTGCTGAATAGGTTTTAATTATTTCTTTTTTTTCGTAAATATTTAATTTCATCTTCTATTTCCCTTTCTTATTTTAAAAAAGCTTAATATTTAAATTAAGCTTTTGCTATCAACGTATCAATTGTTGTAACTTCATCAAAAAAGCTTGATACATCAGCTTTTTCTTTTGCAACGTCTACATTGATTGATTTTTGTGACTTCTTTGGTTTATTAAATACATGAGTCGTATTAATTCCTTTGTAAGTTAATTCTTGGCCTTGCGAATCTGTTCCATTCGTTTTTGTTTTATGTGCATCTTTTGGAATATTAAAAGATCCTTTATATCGCCAAACATATACATCATCGCCATTTGTTTTTTGTGTTTTATAACCAATTGCAAAATATCCTGGATCACGTTCTTGTTCAGCAAATACACCTAAATTTTCATCGTAATATTGTCCAGTAATATCTGCTAATGTTTCAAATGGAATTGCAGATGTTGATATTGTTACAGTATCTGCCCCAGTTGAATTCACAACAATTGCTGCTAAATTATCATAATATTTTTCTTCACTATTTGTTTCTGTTTCTTTTGATAATTCAGCAACACCAGCCAACGGTTTTACTTCGCCAGCTTTATATTCTTCTTTTGTATCTTTTATAACTTTGGCATAGACTAATCCTTCGATTCCTCTATACTCCACAATTTCTTGATTCATAAATCCTCCTATTTTTCTATTTTAAGAACGTTTATTCCACGTCCTGTATGAGTTGGTTCATCACTTGCGATATCATAACCTTTACCGCTAACAATAAAACCTTTTTCTATTAATTTTTGTTTCGCTTCAAGTAATTTTGTATTTACTAAAATCGGATCGCTTGAATAAAAATTCAAATCAAAATCCCAAGAATAACTATGTTCTTCATTATCATAAAATGCTTCGCCATCTGTTGAATTGTTCCAAAATGTGAAGAAACTTTCAGGGTATTGTTTATCTTCTCCAAGCGAGCCTTGTAGAATTATCGGATAGTTAAACTCTTCAAGTGTACTAATGAATAAATCTTTCATCGTTATAACCTCCTTATTTCATCAAAAAATATTTCTTCTTGAGCTTCCATAATCTCAGCTTTTGTTTCTTTGCTCCAAAAAACTTTCCATAATTTTTGGTCTTTTTTCATTCTAGGTGTACCATACATTAAAAAAATATGTGCCAATCCACCCTCACTTATACTGAAACCAACTTCGACATTACCAGTAAATCCATACCAATCAATATTTTCTTTTTTTTGTAAACTTTTCTCAGTATCACCCGTTATGTAATGCGTTCGTATAGCTTCTTCCGCTTTTTTGGTGATTATTTTATGTGTTTCTTTTAAAGCTTTTTCAGTGGTAACTTTGACATTGCCATCTAATTTATTAAGTCTTTCGATAACTTCATTGAAACCTTCAATAACAATCCCGTTTTTAAAACTAGAACTGGCCATTTTATGCACCGCCAACATGTCGTTTGACTTTAAATTTTAATATCTGATTTCTTTTATTGATATTTTCAGGTTCTCCTAAAATATCATAAACAGTATCTTTATCTAAGGCTATTTGACAATTAGCTTTGATATCTGGTCTATACCATGTTTCGATTGTTGCGGTATCCTCGATAACTAAAACTCCATTTATTATTTTTTCTGTTCCACCGTAAGTTTTAAGAACCAAAAAAAATATATGGACTATCCTTATAAGCAACTTTTTCATAAGATGGATAAACTTTTTTTAAAACTCCTGTGATAGTTTTATTTTCTGGAATGAGCAAGATTAATGGAATCGGATTTTCAATATTAATTTTGTAAGCCATAATCAAACCTCTACTTTCGTTTCACTTGATTTTTTATAACTTAGTTGAGTTGCTCTTTGAATGAAATAAGGGGAAAATGAAGTTCCCCCATTTCCATATATAAGATCAGAAACACCACGAGCAATAGTTCCGACCGAAGTATCTGCTTCAACGATTTTTTTATCAACTCCACCATCAATTAAAAATTGTTGGACTTCATCAATATAACCTTGAATTGTTGAATCTTGAAACGACCCAGTTATACCCAAATTGGATTTGACTTTTTCTAACATGGTGTATCACTCCTTTAATTTGTCACAGTTGCATCATCAGTAATATCTGACTTTTCTGTAGAATCTACAGTTGCATCATTCTCAACAACTGTTGGTGCTGGTGCTGCAATTGCATCATCCTTGACTGATTCTTCTATTTTATCTTCTTTTTTTGAAGTTTCATTTTTCGATTTTTTAGCTTCTGCCTTAGCTTTCTTTTCAGCTTCTGCCTTAGCCTTTTTTTCAGCTTCTTCTGCTGCTTTTATTTCTTCATCAGTTGGTGTGATTGGTATTTCACGAATTAATTTAGCCAATTTTCTATTAACAAGATCATCGGCTCTTGATTTATCATTTGTTAAAAGAGAATCACCTTCTTCAAGTGATTCTCCAGTGTATTTATCAGTAATATTTTGAATAAGTCTTAATTCATATTTCATAATTTTAATCCTCCTTAACCTTCAATTCTTTTCTTAATTAAATAACATCCAGATGGATCAATCATCTTACCATCGACGATAACTAAACCTTTATTGATGTATTCATTTTCATCTTCATCAAACCATCTTTTCATACCGAATTGTAAATTAGTATTAATTCCGTAGTCGTTAGGTATCCAAAATACACCAACTACATCACCGTCTCCTGCAAGCGCAAATTCTGTGATTACATCTGGTTCAACTAAATCTGTTGGTTTTCCAAAGAATGATCCAGAGATATTTCCTACTGATAAGTCAGTCGCTTCCTTAAATAAAGGTTTATCATTCTTATCTTTCATTGTTAACAAATAAGTTTCTACTGTTGATGATGGGAATAAGAATTCTCCTTGACCTCTTTTAGAAAGCGGAACAACTGCGAATAATTTTTTTCTCCAAGCTGTCCAATCAGCAAATTCAGCTTCAGTCATATAAATTACATTTTTTACTCTAGGATCTTTAGTAATTCCTAAAGGTTGACCATCACCACTTCCAGAAATAATTACTTTATCCATCATTTCAACAAAAGCTTCAATCATAATTTTTACAATTTCTGATTCAAATAATGCTAACGAAACAACTTGTGATAATAATGATTGAGCAACACGAATTTCTCCAATATGATAATTAAATATTACAAAATCTTTGATATCTCCAGCTTTTTGATTCTTAGATGTGGTTGTTTCACTAATCCATTTAAAGTTCGCTTTTAATTTACTAATTGGAAATTTAACTCCACCTTGAACATTTAATTTACGAACTTTAGCGTAAATATGTCCATAAACTTTAGATACTTCTTTGATGAACTCATTCATAATCGTTTCTGGAATAATAGCCCCAATATCAGCAACAACTGTTGTTCCTTCATCTCCACCTGCTCTTAATTCAGTTGGAATTACAGTTCCTTTTTGAACATAGTTTTTAAATGCTGTTCTATATTCAATCGTTGCGTATGGACTAACTTCAACATTTCTTTGAGCATTCATAGGAGTAGTTAATAATACATTATTTATATTAAATGCACTTCTATTTTCCTCATTTTCATTATCAGCAGCTTGCGCTTCTTCTGTTTCGATTTCAGTAAGTTTCGCTTCCGCTTGATTAATTTCTGCATCAAGTTCATCAATAGTATTTTGAATTTCTTGTCTTTCTTCTTTTGTTTCACATTCAACGATTGATTTTGCTAACGTTAAACGTCTCGCTTTACTTCTTTTTAATAAATCTTCTAAAAATTTCTTCATTTTTAGTTCCTTCTTTCTTTTTATTATTTGTACATTCTTAAAATTGTTTTTGTTGCACTATTAAGTGCTGTTTTATTAATAGTATCCACTACTTTTGCTCTTGCATTATCCAACGCTTGTTTATCACTATCCAGTGATAAATCGGCACGAGCATATATTGAAGTTCCTTCGTAAGCAGGATAATTTACCGCACTTACTTCTTGAACATAACCGATTTTAGTAATTCTTCGTTTAGGATAGTCAGTATCTAAATCTGTCCATTCTTCCGCCTCAATCCTAAACATAAATGACATTCCATCAATGTCCCCATCTTCGATTGCAAGATATAAATCTTTAGAATCACTTCTTTCAAGATTAACATCTGTATCCATATGAACACCGTCATTCTCTATCGAGAATTTTAATTTTCCTGTTCTCGTTCTCGACAAAGGCTTTGTATTCAAATCATGATTATAAAAAAAAGCGACATCTTTTAAAATTGATTCGCTTATTGCACCTCTTGCTATTGTTTCTTCAAACCAACCTCCAATATCTGTTGGTTGTTCAAATACGATAGGAATACCTATAATCTTTCCAATTGAACCGTCTTCACTTTTTTCGGCTCTATATTCTTTGAATGATCTTGAAATTATTTCACTCATTTTTGGTTTTTCAAAATTATTACTCATTTATTCACCTTCTTTTACTGTTTCATGCTGTTCCACTACTGTTTCATTTTCGATTGATTCTTCTACAACATTTTTATCTGCAATGATTTCTTGATTTACTAACTCTACACGAATTTCTTCAACTTCATTAGCTACTTCATCAACTTTCTTATTTTCTGCATTGATATATTTAATTGCCTCACTTAATTCTTTTGTAGTGCAATCAAGATGCGAGATCATCACATTTTCAAGATTTACTGTTTGTGATTGATTAATATTTTCTTCATCCATAGTCTATCCCTCCTTTACTGCAATTAAATTGCCATCTTTGTCTGCTACTAATTTTCCGTCACTATCTACAACCAGTGTATATCCTGCAGCTAATAAATTCGACAATGAGCTATTGCTATAAGTGATGCCATTGATTGTATATTGAATCTCTCCTTGTATTTCATTAAGAAGTTCAGGAGCTACACCAAAATATGGAATTTGTTGTTTTTCTATATTTTGTAGTACTGGATTTGCTAACACATATTCAATATGAACATCATTAGAAATAATCCAGCTTTTTAATTTATTTCTTAACGTTAAGGCATCATCAGTAGTTAATCCTCCGATTGTTTCTAATTTAACCATCATCAAAATCGCATACGCAACAGCATCATTTTGGCAAATATACTCAGCTTGACATTGGACACTATTTTTGTCCTCCATCCAAGGCAGATGTGAACATTTTGTAGCTTTTATGGATCTATTAAACATTTTAATTACTGGTTCTATATTTGTTTGATATAAGTGAAATTTAACAAAAATATCATCTTTTTCATTTCCGCCTGCCCAGTTAAAATTTCCTAAAGTTTCTCCATCTATTATGATAGTGTTCTTATAATTCAAATTATCTCTAATACCATTCGGCAAGCTTCTTAAAGGTTCTTCTGTTTCGATTACAGTAATAACTGGTTCTATAAATGGTTCATAAGGTAAAACTTCTGTCCCTTCATTAAACATAAAATTATGAATATTTTCGTATACAATTGTATTATAAAAAGAAAAATCTATAAAATGTGTATTTTCTTGAGTTTTGAAAGTGTACCAATATTTACCGTCACTTCTAGGAAATTCTCCAGCAATAAATGTACCATTCTTTGCACCAAATCTTCCTATAATAGAATTTATATTAGCTTCTTCTCTTTCTGCTCTGAATATATAATTAATACCTAAGCTAGAACTTCCAGTAAAATCAAAACTTACGGTATATTCTTTATTAGGTTTTACTTCATAAAATGTTTTGTCTATAATTCCATTTATTGTATTTCCGTAATATCCTCCAGTTGTAGTGTGATAACCTCCAACCCAATTTTCCTGAGATGTATTTCTACCTCTTGATCGAACAAGTAATTTGCCTTTTTGAACTCTTTGTTTTTCTTGATATTCTTCAAAAGATTTATCCTCTTTACTAGCTAAACAAATAAATGGTTTAATGTTTTCATTCTCAAAATTTGATTGCCACCAACTGAAATTAACATCTGTTACAATAGAAGTACCTAAAGTTACAGCCATAAAATATTCATTTTCGTTTGTTATTATAGCGGAACTATTATTGATTGCTCCTAATGAACGAACAAAATTTTTATTAATATCAAATGTTCTTAGAATATATACAGCATTCTGCGTAATATTTGTTTGAAAAACATTAAAATAGTAAGATGTTGACGGTTCTATTTCTAGAAGTTCTTTCAATCTAACTCTGTAGCTATTTAATTCTTTAGTTCCTACAACGCCAT